CCATCTCTATGCAAGTATGTAACTGATTGTTTAGCTATCTCAGTTTGATCACCTACATATTCAAATACATCAGTATGATCTAAGACTATTTTACCCATACGAGACAGACTGGTATCATATACTATACTATGAGTATACTCATCGATACCATAAGATATGAGGATATAGCGAGAATTAATATACTTTACCTTCTTAAACATAACCTCGTTTGCAGTAAGGTTACGCTCTACTAACGCTACATTAGTTTTATCAAATGTCTCTATACGCCTACCAGTAAGAAAATCAGTCACTTCTGGTAATACTGTCTCTGCAACACGAGTATTAATAGTTTGAAATCCAGCTTTAGTATATACATACTGTGGATCGCTATTAGCTTCATACGCAATTTGATCTAGAGAGATTCCACCTTTAGAATTCTCTACCTCTCTAAACTTGAAAGGGTAACGTATGTTACCAGTATAGGAAGCACCAATTACATTAGCCTGAGTATAGAAATTCATTCCTAAAGGAGTAGGAGTAGCAAAAAGAATTGCTCCTGCTATACCATCTACATTACCGCCTCCAGCTCCTGTTATTCTATCAGGTACAAAGTCGGTAGGGAGTATAGTGCTACTCCAAGCTACTGCAGTTTTAGTATAAGCTACTAAGTATCCAGAGGTAGCAGTGAATCCTAGTACATCAGCCATAGCTAAGCCAGTAGGTACTGTATTCACAAACGCTTCAGTAGTTTCATCATAGGTAGAGACAAACGTATTACCTCTATAATATAGATAGCTTACACCATTCACTGTACCAATAGTAAGCAGCTCTGAATTAAAAGATCCTGTTATTACTAATGATGGTATAGCTTCTTCAACCCAGAAAGGATTCTCTATATCGCTTTCATCCAGTACCCAAAATGTACCCAATGAGGTTAATCCTAGATAGAATCTATTAAGAGCTGATCCATATATCACTCTTACATCTGTAAAGAAATCTCCAGTGGATAAGCCAACAGCTGCTGGTATCACTGATTGGAACTGTACAGACTCTACACCTTCTAAAGTAGGAAATACATTCTCACAATAAGCTATCTGAGGAGCTTCATCTCCAGAATTCTTACCTACTGAGTTGAAGCTTATAATAGTCTGTGTCTGTAATTCAGACAAGAGTGGGAACTTAGCTCTCTTTAAATCTACTGAATAGTATTGTTGTGCCACAATAATATAATCCCTCTGCTACTAAACTACATTATCAATATGAAATACCCATTGTGACGATCCAGTAACTGGCGGTGGACCAGCAGTCTTTCTTACTTCAAAATCAACTGTAAATTTACGCTCCCCAGCAGCAGTCTTATTTGATGTCCAAACACGTTGTGCGCTGAGTGCAATCCAAGTATCATCAGCAGCAGCTTCAGCAGACCAATCTCCAACACCAAGATCCTGAACTTTATTTGTAAAACGAACACTATATGTACCATCAGCTGCGCTAATAGGATTAATCCAAGTACCCGCAGGAGACCAAGTAATTGCAGCGCCATCTAATGACTTACCAGTTTCGATAGTACCATCAGTATTAAATCGAATACCAACCGTACTGTCATATGTTGATGAAGGATCAGTTTGTAATACAGTACCTCCACTACCTCCTGATAGAGTGATACCTCCACTTAGTATACCCATAAGTATCTGTAATAAATTACTCATTACAGATCACTCGCAGCATACTTCCATGTTGTAGCTGTTAGTTTCTGAATAACTGCTATATGATTATCACCAAGTGTTCTTGTACCAGTTACACCATCAGTTCCAGTCAATGTATCTGTTGTGATAGCAATACTTAAATCACCTCCACCATCATTCTGGATACAGATTAACGTACCATTAGAAAACGCAACAGCTGTATTAGCAGGAATGGTATATGTTTCTCCAGCGCCCCCAGCTTGCTTATGAATCGTCTTTCCAGCATCACCTAAAACAAGCGTATAATTACCATCCTGTACATTAGGTGTAGAAGGAATTCCCCAATGACCACTAATCGCTTCATTTGAAGCTATACGAGCAAGAATAGAACCATCTGTAATTTGACTCTCAAGTACGACTAAAAGATTAAAGATTGTATTTACAGTACCAGTTACTATAGTAACTGCACCAAAGGAGTAAAAACTTCCTGTTACTGTTCCCGGTATTTCATAAGAAGCTACTGGAACAAGTACAAATGCAGGATTTGAGGCTGTCCAAGCACTATTAAATGCTATCGTATCATCAGTAGTTCCATCTCCTTTAGCGCCAAATTGTTTTACATTTGCAGATTCAATGGATTGTAAGACAGCTACAGTAGTACCTGCAAGATCATGGTTACCTACATTATCTACAGCTTCACTAGCTTTTATTAAATATCTAGCTTGTCCACCATCTCCTGGAGCATAGTATCCTGAAGTTTCTACCAGTTGACCAGCAGTAAGATATGCTAGTTTCATCTGCGCTACGCTAATAAAGGTTTTCATTAGTTCTATACTCTCCTGAGCTACCGAGGGCTCCTAGGTTATTCTATTCGCTAGTTACGTATTCATACCAAACACGAATCTTGCCAGCTGTAAGACCAGCAGTTGCAATTGTTACAACCAACTGTGAAGCGAACGTGGTTTTAGTGGTGAAAAGTGCTGCACTACCATCAGGTAAAAAATCATGATAGCCAACAGCAAACGCTGCATTATCATAAGCAGTCGCTGCTAAGAGACCATCAATGTCAGCTGCAAGGATACCCCAAGTAAGAACAGAAGCGCCTGCACTTGTAAGCGCTGTTATTACTTCATAATATGCCCGGATGATTGTAGAGTTATCAGGGATTGGTGCACTAAAAGCTGCTACACCCGGCTCTCCTCCGAGACCATGTAAGGCAACATCAAATAATGCTGTAACAAAATGTGATGCAGTAGGTCCAACATCGCTATAAGCGAGAAGGAGTATAGTACCTGCTGGATAAGAATCTGTAAGAGTTATAATGTTATTAACAGTATCAGCAGAATAGTCTGTACCTAATACTAACCGACCATTATCTACACCTGGACCGCTGATATAAAGTGCACCGTTAGCTACAGGTACAGCTGCTCCGAAGTTCACTATTAGCTGTCCAGCAATAAGTACTACTTCAGTAGTGGCGAGATCAGTTACAAGTACACTTACTTCAGCAGTAATACCAGGACATGCATTAGCTACTACTACATCACCTGCGAGTACTGTTTCATTCTGAAGGAAGAATGTAGTAGTAGAAAGTTCTATTACATTAGCTGGATCTACAAGTAAACCATTCCTATGTACCCGAAGACTATTAGTACCTGGAGCATAAGAGAAAGCTGTTAATGTGAAAAGTGTCTGAGCAGCTGTAGCTATAAAACGCTGTTCACCATTAGCTGAATCACAAGGATCACAAACTACTGCATCAGAACAACCTTCTTGCCATGCATTTATTTCTTTACATGATGTGACCATAGTATTAGTATCCTACATCCGAAAGGCCAGTGATTTTAAGTAAGGCGTATTCTTCACCTACTAACGTATTGTATTGAGCGGACTGTTCATCATATCCGATCATCTTAAAGATTACCCTAGCAGCTTCATTAACGATAGCTCCGGGGTGTATATTAGCTACCCAGCTAGCATAACTTCCGCTAGGTGTTACTATTGGGTTTACATAGAATCCAAAAATAGCTGTATCAAAATCTACATTAGCTTTTATCTCTAGCATTCTACCCGCTACGTAACATACGTTCACACGGTTTCTACCATATGAATCTAGTATTTCATCAGGCGTAATCATTTCTATGAATGAGCCAACAATATCATCGGTATTAGTGCAATCACCTTCACCATCGCTTAAGCGTAAATACTTAGCTGCACGATAATTATTAGCTAATGAGTACAAGTCAATAGACTGCTTGTATTTCTTCTCATTAAATGTAATTACTTTTTCAGTCATATCGCGAGAATAGAAATCTAAGTGATGTGCTTTTAGTGTAGCTAAACGGATTGCGCTAGAAGTCTCAGCTTCTAACTCAGGTCTATTAGTTATAATATACACATCGTCTAACAATGATTCAAAGGTTTTCACTTAGATCCCCTATAAGTTATCAGCTGAGACTAAAGTTAGTAGCTTATTAGTTAGCTACTTGACCAGAAGAAAGTGCAGTAGTTCTGTCTTCTACAGCCTTAGTATTACCGAACTCACGTCCTTCTTGGCTATCTTTGAACTCATCAATAATCTTACGCTTCAATGCAGCTTCTGGATTAAGCTCTTCAGCTGTAAGTACCTTACCTTTAGTAAAGCCTCTTAAGCCACTTGCAATCTCTCGATCTAGGTAAGCTACAATCTCAGGATCTTTAGTATAATACTGATAATTAGTAAAATTAATTCTCTTACCAGTAGGAGTAATAAGACAGGTAGAAGCACGAGAAGCAGTATATTGCTGGTATTGATCTACTACTGGAGTTGGAATTACAACTGGAGCTGCTGCTGTAGGTACTACAACTGGATCAGTTTCTACAACAGTTTCTACAACAGGTGCTGAACCTTCTGGATTAGCTTTATTTTTAAGGTTAGCTAATAGTGCGGCTGTATCAACTTTTACTTTGTTTTCATTACTCATTTGGGTTACCTATAAGGTTTATGGGAGGAGAAAATGCTCTCCCTGTAGATATGTAATTACTAAAGGCGATTCAGGACTAAAGTAAAAACATACACAGGTCTACAGGGAGAAGCAAGGGTTCTAACTAGCTACTAGTTCTAGCCAGCAGCAGCGGCAGTCAAACCATTAATGACTACGTTAGCAGGTGTGTTCTTAATGACTGTAGTAAGCTCAGTAGTAAGTGTACCACCTACTGCATCAATACCATTATCAGCAGCTGCTTTACCTGAAGTATTAAACTCCATATTCTGAGTCTTTCTACCTGCAAGATAAGCAAGACGGAAGGTAGGCAAATCAACACCTACAGCCATAGCAGACCAGCTAGTATTCGTATTAAAGAGCGGGTGCTCAATAAGACGGAACTTACCACGAGGAGTAGTAAGAGTAGTGAACTGCAAGCCAAAGTTAGTTTGACCATCTACCAAGTGATAGGTACCATTAAGGCGACCAATCTCATTGATAACAAGCTTAGCAGCTCCACCAACAAAGAGAACTCTTTCAGCAGATCCTTTAGGATCAGTAGCTTGATTAAAAACTGGATCAAGGAAACCTAACAACTGAGTCCAGTTAGTAGTACCGCCAGCTGTAAAGCTATTAACTACACCAGCATAGATTGGCGGATAAAAGGAAGCATCCTCAATCATAGCTACAAGTCCTGCCATCGTACGGAAAGGTTGTCCGTTACGAGTACCAGAAGACTTCTGACCAAAGAACAATGCTTTCTCAATGTCAGCTGCGTGAAGTGCAGCACAATCTTGACGATTCTCAGCATCAGTGCTATCACCTGCAATAACCTTAGTAGCTTGTGCAGAACCTGAGATAGCCCAAGTATTACGGAAAATCTGGGTCAGGTTAGTTACACGAACTGGAATGATATTATTAGCAAGAGGTCGATCAGACGCTTCTTCAAACGCATTACCAACTTGATAGATTTCAATATTGTCAGCTATAAGGATAGCAGTAACAGTACCAACACCACGAGTTACTACTACATTAGTAGCATCAGTGATACTATCTATGATGATATTCTCACCTGTAGAATCTACTCGCATAATCATACCAGGTAGTAAGTTAGCTGTAGTATCTACTTGCCAAGCTGTGATTATACCATCTCCGATAGCACCATCAAGCTTCATCTCAGGAAAGATCATTGTCTTAGAGAAGAAGCCATGCTCAACTTGCAGCGCAGTTTCATCTGAAAGCATAGAAGATAATGCAAACAGTGGTGCATTACCATTAGGCATCAAACGCGTAATCATAGCCGCAAAGGATTTCGCTGCCAGATCAGTTGTAAAATTACCAGTATTAAAAATTCCGGTAGTCATAAGTTATTCTCCGCCCGCAGGCATTAGTAATAAAAAGTAATATTAAAAGGTTAGAAGATAATACTAAGGTCTAAAACAGATTAAAAGTTGCAGCAGCTGTTTTAACCAAAGTAAAGATTCGTGAAGATTGCGGAGGTACGGATAGAGTGTTATTAGCACCTACCTTAGTAATACCAACACCCACAGCAATAGTAACATCAAAGGCACCTACCTGAGAGTTATTAACTACAAAACTGTAAGCATCACCTACATCCATACCTGTATATGCAGCTGCAAGTAACGCAGCAGTAGGCAGAGTATAAATAACGTCACTAGTAAGCGTAGTACCTTGATGGATTAACCCACCGGATACATGACCTACAGTAAGAGTTTGGTCTGTCTCAGCTGCACGATTGTTTATAGCGAAGTTAGCTGTTAAGCCAACTCCAGCTCGTGATAGCTGTGGCATACGATTAGTCTTCTGTTCAATCTTGACTCTATGAAACATAATAGTATTCCCTAAAAGATTAAGTTAAAAAGTTATACCCCAAACCTTGTCCAATCTGTCTCACCTGGAGCTAGATCAGGAGCTTTAGGAGCGAATGCTTCACCCATAGCTAAGATAAAATCTTGTGTCATTTGGGTGATTTGTTCAGGTGTTGCAGTAGGATTTTTTGCAAGTAACTGAGCCTTAGTTTGTTCTATTATAGGCTTGACTGCAGGATTATCAAAGATGGGATTAGTGTCAGTAAGATGAGCTGTAGTAGCTTGATCTCTTAACATCTGGGGAATTTTAGCACGTTCTAATTCTAATGCTTTAGCTACAGCGTTATTGGTAAGCTTATTACCTACTAATGTAGACTGTATCATTACTTGCTGTGCTACTACATTCATAGCTTCAGCAAAAGCTTTCTGTGCACCTTCACCTCCTTCACTTATAGCTGTCATCTGTTCAGGAGTTATAGCTTGTGTGAAGTTAGCATTAGCTACAGCTTTCTGAATGTCTTCTGCTTTAAGCTCTACAGGAACTTCAGGCGTAGGGGCATTTGGGTCTATAGCTACATCATCCCATAGAGTCTTAAACTGATCTAGTGGGAGTTCCGGAACAACTGGTTCAGCTACTACTGGTGGTACAACTCCCAGTGGTAGAGTTGGATTATTAGGATCTGCTATTCCTGCACCCGGTGGTATATTACCCGGCTCTACAGGAGTTCCTGGAGCTGGTGCTACCACTGGTGCTGCTGGAACTGCTGCCGTTGGTTCTACTGCTGGTGGTGATGTAAATATATCGAACATGCCCATGGGAGTTACCTTCTAATGGTTGTGTACTGAGTATAAGCCTAAACTGGCTCTGGATTAGCTAATAGTTCTTCTGAAGCTTCAGATGTTGCTAAGATAAAACGGTAAGCATCTATCTGACCTTTTAAAGATGCTTCTTGCTGACAGAACCTATCATGTTCTGCAGCAGAGTATTCTAACCCGTTCTTCTCGTGAGCAGCAGCTGCTAAGTAATTCTGTATCACTTGCTTCTGAGTAATAGTTAATAATGAACCTTCCAGCTCTTCTTGTTCAGTAAGCTGGTAAGAGGAAAAATCGTTAGGTATAAGATGAGCCATGATGGTTTCCGTAATCCTATGGTGAGGGTGCTAATACTTCTGAGGTGCCTGCGCTAGATTGTACGTTAGCTTCAGGTGGTCTGGGTGTGTTCTGTGCTGGTACATAACCAAACTGTTCAGGTGAAGGAGCTTCTCCTAATTCTTTTATGTCTCTATCTTTCTCTAAAGCTAAAGCTACTAAAGAATTATACTGAGCTAATGCTTGTTCATAAGCTACTTGCTCAGAAGATTTCTCAAAATCAGAAATAGCAGCTCCTTGAGTTTTCATTAAGTAAGAGAACATAGGACCTATATTATAAGATTGTCCTATCTGTGGAGATGTACCTATTACTTGTAATGCAGCAGAAAAGCTTTCACCATTTATAAGCTTAGAAGCTGGTATCAAACCATCAGAAATTCTAAACTCTAATACAGCTTTTCTAAGAGCTACAGGATCTATAGTTACATCTACATTCTGATCTTTATTATATATAGTAACACCAGCTTGAAACTGTAGTATGTTGATTTTAAGTATCAACTTCATAGGTACAAATACTTGAGCTTCTAGCAAGATAGAAACTACCTGATCTCTGCTATTAGCATTATTCATTACAGACTCAAATTCGTGTAGAGTCTTATTACCCTTTACAAACTGTCCTTGAGAAGCTTGGTTTTGACCAGCTAGATTGTTAGCAAGTCCAAGTAATGCTTGTACATTTTGCATTGAAGCTGCTTGCTGATCTTCTCGGTATGGAAAAGCATATACAGCTTCTGCTAATGGCTTACCGTAAGCAGCTGGTCGAACAGGAATCTTAGCACTAGGATTAGCACTGTTAATAGCAGCACTAGTAACTCTAGAAGGATCATATAATGCTCTATCACTAACAGCTCGTCTCCTAGAAGCCATGATAGAGTTCATATAAGCACTAGTTACGAACTGGAAGGGTTCAGCATCAGTAGCTAATGACTTAGTCTGGTAAGAAAGACCATCTTCCGCAGGTTGACCTACAAGAATAGGTAAGTAATTATGAGCATTAGTTTGACGCTCTGCATAGATAATATGCTCATGGTTTACTAACACTATCTTATATATCTGAGGAGTATTAGAATTAGGTACTCTAAGATTAAACTCAGACGGAAGCACACGACAGTATAAAGTAGTAACTTCATAAGCATCTTTGTATTCTATATCCTTTCTATAATCTGAGAATCCTGCCCACTTCATCCAGTTAATTGCTCCACGCTTATTATCTGTTTCTTGTACTACTGGATTAATACTTGGGATATAGAAGTTCATAGCTCCTGCATTCTGAGCACCAGTAGCAGCACCTAGTCCGGATTCAAAAGCAGGTACTATATTTCCAACTATCTTATCAGTAAGCTGTGAAATGAAAGTTTTAAGTTCTATACGAGACATAAATTCAGTAAAGCCTGCATATTCACCTCTCTTATAGACTTCAGAAGCTGGTACTTTTTTATCTATAAAAGTATTATAAGGATCAAGACGTCGTATACGATTTCCATTCCAAATTACTTCCTTAGGTACACCTTCAGATAAGTTCTTCTGTACATCAGTTTCTACAGCAAATGTTACTTCCTGCGACCAATCTACTTCTATTGGAGCAAAGTTATACTTAAAGCCATCACGAAAGAACATAGCTAGCTCTCTTACCCAACCACCTCTTATAGATTGATCTTCTAGTATTGTTTCCATCTGTATTGCTTGATCTATCCACTGTGGAGCAGATACTACTCCAAAGATAGGATGACCAGTAAGAAATACAGATGCTTGGTAGTCAGTAGCAGTCTCTACTTGAGTCTTAATTACAGGTATAGTAATATTCTGAATTCTATCAGAGTCTCCTCTAGCATTAGCTTCCCGAGCATCTTGTTGTTCTTTAGTTCTATCTAGCTCTCGCATATACATACGATCAATCTTCTCTAAGCGAGAACGAGACTCATTTCGTGTTATATTTTCTTGCAACTGTAAGGAACGGTAATACTCTCTAAATGCATCCTGAGACTTCTTACCAAGTGCTACTGAAACGGAGGCTGCCATCGTATTATTCCTAGATTCTAGAATGGGTTATTATAATCAGGTACTTCTATTGCTTCAAATTCTTGTGATTCTACTATGTTACCAGCTATTACATATTCTCCAAACTCATTTACTACGCGCGGCGCATATGTAAGTAAATCAAGTATACCATCTACATTATCTGTTTTTAGTGGATTAAATCCAGTAATCTGTAAATGTACACTTAATTTACATTCATCATGTACAAAAAACTCACCTGCTGCATAAGCTTTAAACATAGTAAGTATACGAGCATTTTTATTCTTAATACCTGAGTATATAGGTACTGCTTCTATGCCTGCTATACCTAGTTGTCTACAAATAAACTCAAACCAATAGAGTAAAGAATATTGGTAAGCGTTAGATTCTACAGCTATGAGACGACAGTTATGAGTAAGAGCTAGTCTAAGAGCTTCGTGAATTGTATCCCCTGGAGAGAATCTACCCTCACGTAATTCCATTAACATAGGTAAAGCATCATGTATCTCAAAATAACCTACAGATACAGCATCTGAACCTATCTTGTCTGTAGCTGGATCTATTACTATAAAGTTACCGCCAGATATATCACCTTCGCTATAAGGAGAATCTGGTAGCTTAGATAGATCAATTAAGTTATTAGCACTAGCATTCTCATCATTAAGAACTTCTGCATAGAATATCTCAGGCTTACCCATAGCCAGATCATTTTCAAATTCCTTAATAAGCTGTGTTGCTGGCTGGAGTTCTTCCCAAAGAGATGTACCATCTACAAGTAAACCACCAGCTATAAACTTAATCCAAGTAGCATTCTTCTTAAATTTACGTAAGATACTATGCTTAGTAGGATACATATTAGCTACAAATAAGAACATACAACCAGTAGGAGATTTAGCTTTCATCGCTGTTCCTACTATCCAATTCTCAAGAGAAGTAGTTTGTACTAAGCTATCAGCACATTCTCTAGATTGTACATCTTCAAAGAGCATAACATCTGGACGAGTATTCTTAATATTAAGTCCTCGTAAGCTACCTTCTGCTCCTACTGCCGCTAATGTTATATTACGTCCTCTAAATCCAAACTTCTTAATTTTCTGTGTGTCTTTCTCTACACCAAGTTTCCAGTCTCCAAAGACAGCTTTAATATTTGGCTCTTCTAACATATCTATCACATCTGCTAAAATAGCTTCCGCGAGAGGTGCAATAGCAGATATTATTAGTATAAACTTCTTATTAGTGAAGAGTATACAATAGATTATAAAAATCTTCATTAAGGTAGTCTTACCAAAACCACGAGGTAAGCCTAATGCAAGTTGTGGAAATACTCTACTCTGCTTTACATAGCCTAACATCCAAGTCCAGACTGATTTAAATACTGGTGGGAAACAGAACGTAAAGATGGTAGGCATAATTAAAGCTGCTAAGAAATCTAGATCAGACTTAGCTAGTTTTTGTATTTCCTGCGCAGAAGCTCCCACCTGCTGTATCTCGTTGACCTCAGGTAGAGTAGTATCTTCTGCATTCTGGAAACCAATACTTGTAGGTTCGGTACCTCCTAATGATTCTAGTGTAGTAGTCATAATATACGAGGTGCAGAATTAACTCTAGCTGCAAGTCTCTCTAGCACCTTAGAAGCAGATACTATTTCTTGCTGGCTATATATTACTTTAGTAGTAATAGTCGTTTTACTTTGTAGGCGAGCTAATACTTGTTCCAAAGTAAGATCCTCTCCTCTAACATGGTATTTTCTACACATGATATTCCTCGCTTTCTCTTATACTACAACGCCTCTATTCGAGTATCCTCCTCAGTAAGTGGCGCTTCTAAAAGAGAAAGTGCTTTTTGTCGTACTAAGCTAGCATCCTCTACATTCTTTAGTAAAGTAGATGCTGGCAATGTGTGGAGTTCTTGTTCCCCTGCACGGGTTACTTGGTTATCTATATTAACTGTAAATTTTTCTGCAATAATTGTGGGTAATATTAAGTTTACAATATTCTGTTGGTTTACTACTTGATCTGGACTAGACTGACCACGACGCTTAGCACTATTAATAGTACTAATAGCCCTTAACAGATCAGCAGGTTTTAGTATAAATCCAAGACTTTGTTCTAGTTTAGCTAATAACTTATCTTCTATGGTATCATAAGAAGCATCTCTGTTATTATGTTTCTGGAGATTCTCATAGCGGAGAGTACTTACAGCATCAGAGAATGTTTGCTCAGATAGTAACTGACTAATTCTAGCAGGAGTTACACCTAATGCATTAGCTACTGCTTCTCCTCCAATACCAGCACCTAGTAATACTAATGCACGATCTTCGATACTAGTAGTTGTGCCGCGCGCAAGTTTACCATTTACGGCAGATACTTCTGTAGGAGCAGCAGAAACTGGTATCTTCTTACCATCTTGGAAACCCAAGTCTGCAAGTGTTATATTATTCATATCATGCAACATGTTTCCTCCTTCTGGTAAGAACTGATCGCGGCTATCTTGATATACTACTATAACAGTTAGCTATAGGATGCATAGGTAGTAATCGTAAATAGACTTCTTAGATAGCAATATGTATAAAAAGTTTAGGAAAAATAGGGATGTTCCTTAGGATAGCGCGTCTCGGATAGTCTAAAAAAGCTTCCTACCCCACCCTTCTGGATAGATTGTGTCGTGTGTGGTGTAATAAAACTACTGAATGGTACGCAGTACTCATTAGGAATAAGACTACTTAAGGGTAGCTTGCTACTCATTAGGCTTGTAATAAGACTACTTAAGGATAGCTTGCTATTCATTGATGCTTTTAATAAGATTACTTAATAGTCAGCTTGCTGACACCTTAACCGAGCGAAGCGAGAAAATTTAGATAGTCCTACGTTACTAGTCCAGTAAGTAGCAGCGAGCTAAGTCCTATTACCTAGCCCGCGCTACTTGTTACTTGCTACAGTTCCAAGTCTCCCAAGCTTGCCAGTGCTTCGGTTTCTTTCTTTTCCATCTTAGCGAAACGACTGGTAAACCTGATACCCATCGGTGAAGTATCAGCGTCGGTAAGCTTCAAACACTTAGCTAGTGCTACTCGTTGCGCTACTGGGAGCATCGTTTTGCCAGATGCCAGACTAATGAACTGTGCAAGGTAAGACTCAATCACCTGCTTGACCTTAGCGCCTTGTTCCTCGGTAAGTTCTGCCGGATCATCAGTTCCCAGTTTGTTAGCCAGTATGACCAGTAACTTAGATGCGCAAGCTTCGGTAAACCACTCCGTGATCTGCTCACCGTTGATACTGCTGTGCGACTCTTCGATAGTTTCGAGTATCTTCGCCAATGTTAGCGTCTCCGTGAATACCTGAGTGCCACCATCCTTATGATAGGCGCGGATAGTAGAGTCTTCAACGCTAGACAAGTAAGCGCTAACAAACGGAGCCAGCGTTTCTATGTTCTCAATCACCTGAGCGATAGATACGTGGTCATTAGGTACAGTGACATAGACGTTAGGTTTTGCTTCCGTACCTTTCGCTTTCATAGCTGCGGTCTGCTTGTAGTTACAAGTAACTTGCCTGTAACCAGTCGGCGCTGCTGGTGTTCCTTCTACGCTGTTATAAGGAAAGAATTGGCCAGCGGTTTCTGCTCCCTTGTCAGTAGGCCGGGGTGTTGCTGCTGGTACGTTGTTATCAGTTGATGTGGTCATGATAATTTACTCTCTTTTGTTGGTGGTTCTAGTGAATGCCATTATTGGCGGTTTGTACTGCTTGGTACTTTTCAGGCTGGTAGTCACAATCCATTGATTCAATGATTCCATTCGGTCTGGCTATTGCTACTGTCCAACACTGTACTTCTACACCTCTAAGTCTCCATCCATTAAGGTGCGGTTGATGTTCTGATTCAAGGTAGATGTACGTTTGCTTAGCTTGCTTCTGCCAATCAGTAATAATGAATCGTCCGAGATTCAAAGCTTGCAAGATATAAACGATGTCATTCAGTTTTGGTCGCATGGTCTGGGTCCCTGTGCTTGATTCGGCATTGTTGCCGGGTATGTATGAATAATGGACTCTTCTATATAGGGATGCAAGCTTTTTAGCTTTTATAATCCCTGTAAAATCAAACACTTACAACTCATTTACTTTTAGCTAAGAGCGTAACCGTTTATATATACTTCACTCGTAAGCGCAGTTATGGTACTGGTAGCTAAGCATAGTACGCATTAGTATAACTTCAATCGTATGCACAGTTACTAGATTAAGGATTAGGTAAATTGTCAATATGGTCAGCTTTGACAAAATGACATTTTGACACTAGCCTGAGGTATCGGTATCTAGGGGTATGTTCCTATCTCTTGCTGTATCTAATAGGTATGTATAGTAGTAGTATCTAAGTATAGGTATGTACTTATGAATTAGTAATGTTTAAATACACTCCTCTATACAGAGGCGAATCAGGTACTGTTAGATAGCTAGATATATACCTGTTACCTATAACATAGCCACGGATACGTACCCCTAAATAGGGGCTTGACACATCGTTGTCATTCTGTCAAAATGTCAAATAGGGCCACTTTGCCAAAATTCCGATTTACTTCTTAGGTAAGGACTGGTCATACACTGTAAGTTAATAAAGGGAATAGATAAGATGAGTAATAAAGATAAAGTAGTAGAGGGAGCTATGAAAGTATTACCCGTAGATACTAGCAAGTATAGCTCACGGACTTATTACAGGACAGGACAACCATATACTGGCTTAGGTCAGTGGTTGTTATATCAAGAACGTAAACTAAAAGGAAAAAGTTATGAAAGATACAATAGGTTTAATACATCCTGCTAGTTGCTGGCATAGTGACAGTGCTGAGTTACGAGGTATGGAAATAGAAGTGGTAAATATTACCGACAGTTTATATATAAATGGTGTCAGAGTTAAAGGTTGGTACAATGCTTCAGTTAGAATTGTTAATCCACCAGCTAGTTGGAAGTGTGTTGCTGATCGCTTACATCTGAATGGCTTCCGTCCTCGGAGGGTAGCATGAACTGGACTAGCAACGTTAACAAACGTAAGAAGTGGGACCGTAGCGTTAGACGTATTGATCGCATTACTCGTACGCCTAATATTGATACTATCAAACGTAACCGTAAGCGTTGGAAGCTTATTTATAAACGAGCAGTGGATGTTCTCTACTGGGTTGCTATCATAGGTATCGGACTTGGTGCTATAGCTGTAGTAACTACCACAGGCTAAGAGTCTTTATCAGACCCATAGTTATGCTAATACAGATAGCTATGGTTCTTATTAAAGGTTTGTTAGATAAGAAAAGGAAGCTAGTAATGAAAGATAGATTAACTGGTATTAAGATACGTAGTGCTGAACAAAGGCTAATACAATGCTTTGCTTTAGCTGAAAGCACTTCTAACCCTAAGCTACAAAAAGAGTGGCTTGATAAAGCTGTTGAACAGGAAGAAATTATTAAACAACTAAAAGGAAAGGAATAAGATTATGGGTACACAATCATGGACACCTAAGCATAAGCTAGGTATTGCTATGCATCATATGTTACAAGCAGGTAAGAACCCTTGCTTTCGCATAGAAGGCTTACGTATTAGTGCTGCTAGTGATGTCAGTACTAATCCCGGATACCTTTATATTAAGGATGATAACTGGTCTTACATAGGTAAGATCTCACCAGCAGGATTGCTTAAGGTAAGGCACCCTAGCTTGATTACAGCTAAGC